TCATATGTTTTTTTTCCTCCGTTGTGCGCCCCGTTGACTTTTACCCCCATTATATATCCCGGCCAGACTGGATGTCAAGAACTTTTTTCAGAAAATTTCCAAGAGTACGTTTGCCATTGACAATATTTCCGGAGGGTGGGAAGATAAAGCTATCTCTATTTCCTCCTCTGGTACCCGCTCGGGGGGTCCGCCATCGCCCTCCGGGCGGGAACGCTTATGAAAATGACCCTGGAGAAGGCAGTCGGTGCCGTTCACTATCCACTCTCTACGGCACCGGCTGCCACATGATGCCCTGGAGGCACTGAGTCATGGCCAATGAGAATGAAACACTTGAAGACAGACTCTACGGCGACCTACCACCACGAAGGCGGTTGTGGCTCCAAGCATACCTAAACTCCGAAAACCCCGCAACGTACTTAAATAAAACGGAATCTGCATCGGTCGCAGGATACGAAGGTGACCGGCAGCAGCTATCAGAACAGGGCTGTCGTGTGTCCAGATTTGTCAAGGACAGAATTCAGATCTGGCTCGATGAAGTTGGGCTCTCAGACGAGACACTCCGGTCGAAATTGGCGAAGGGTCTCGATGTCGAGCAAACAGAGGTCATCACAGTCAGGGGGGACATAGACGAGAGTGAGCTGCCAGACGGCGTGCGTATCGTGGCGAAGGGAAAACAGGAGAGACAGGGCAAAGAAGGCACGCACACTGAACAGGTCACAGTGTTGGCGATGAACATGGCGGCCATCGAGGTCAGGCGGAAGTTCCTTGAGATGGCTATGAGAACCAAGGGGATGTTCAACGATGACAAGTCCACACGGCCGGTGATCAACGTCAACCTGGATTCAAGAATCAAGAAGGGGGAGACAGAGGATGAGGGAGAAGCCGAGAAGGATTAGGGTCCTACTGGACGGCGTTGTGATAACCATCGAAAGGTTGTAATGCAGGAATCGGCACAGGCCATCGAGGTCAACTACGATCCCCTTCCGACAGGGATCGACTTCCATAACTCCATGGACAGGATCCGGGCTATCGTTGGCCCGGTGGGGTCAGGGAAGACCTCTATGGGGGCATGGGAGTGCTGCTACTACATGCCGAAGTTCCTCATGGATGAGTACGGGTGGGATCGCACCAGGTGGTGTGTCACCAGGAACACGTACCGGGAGCTGATCGACACGACGCAGGCCACCATCCTGGAGTGGTTCGACTGGGGTGACTACTACGGCAAGAGGGAGATGTATACCCTGGAGTGGCCGAACCATGGATTCACTGTCGAGCTGTTGTTCCGCGCGTGCGACCTGCCGAAGCATGTCAGGCAGTTCAAGAGCCTGGAGTTGACAGGCTACTGGGGTGACGAGAGCATCGAGATTGCCAAGGAGGTCAAGCTGATGCTCCGGAACCGGATAGGCCGGTACCCGAAGATGCGGTGTGAGCAGTGTGGCATGGTCATGAAGACTGTGTCCGAGGGCCCAGATGACCCAGGCTTCTACCGCTGCAAGAAGTGCGGGCACGAAGAACATCCCAGGTTCGGTATAAAGTTCGGTATAGAAACGACCAATCCCCCGGATGTGGAGCACGAGACCTATAGTGAGTTCGACTGGGGGACAGAGCATCCTCCTCCGGGACCGCTTCCTTCTGGACAGCCCAAGAGAGGATACCGTGGCTTCTGGCAGCCACCATATGAGAACATCGAGAACCTGACTCCGGGCTACTACCAGGATCTGATGGAGGACTACTCAGACCATCCTGACTGGGCCACGATGTATGTCCTGGGCCAACCAGGCATAGTGGTCAAGGGGAAGCTGGTTCACAATGGATTCCGGAAGGATGTCCATGTCTCCAAGACGGAGCTCAAATGGGATGGTGACAGCCCCCTCATCCGTGGGTTTGATAACTCGGGGAATTGTCCAGCATGCCTGGTGATAGATCGACCCGGACCGAAATCATTCCGGGTGCTCCGGGAGTTCAAGACAGACAAGCTCTCGATTGTCGAGTTCGCCAATGACGTCAGGTCTCAGTGTGAGCAGATCTGGCCTGGCGCGTCCTATACAGACTGGGGGGACCCGGCAGGGGAGAATAAGTTCAGTAAACCAAAGGGAGGGTTTACAAGCAACGCGCAGCTGATGCGCGAGGAGTGTGGAATCGACCCGCGACCATCTGACCAGAATTTCACGGCCCGAATCAACGCAGTTGACATACTACTGAATACGCCGGGCGGCCTTCTGATCGATCCCAGTTGCACGCGGTACATCAACGGCTTCCTGGGCGGCTATCACTACCCAGAGATTGGCACCACAGGCAGGTACGCTGACTACCCGGAGAAGAACCGGTACAGCCACCTGCAAGATGCAGGCCAGTATGCGTACGTCAAGTATGTCATCAAAGACAAGGACTCCCTGTTTGGAGGGAAACTCAAGAACATGTTCGTTGACTAAGGAGTGATCATGAAAGAGCACAACAGAAAATGGGAAACCGTGTTAACCGCCACCATGCTTGCAGTGGCCATTGCCATCACCGTGACCATGTTCTATCGTGACGTGTACGCGCAGGCCCTGGTGGGCGAGGCAGAGGTGGAGCTGGAAGATAAGCTGGCCGTTCTCAGGAAGGCGATTGCCGATTACAAGGCGGAGCATTTCGATCATGCCGGGGTTGTGACAAGTGACGGGTACGGGCTCAAGACCGATGATGAGGAGGCCGCGCTCGTATTTAAGGACCAGATGATGCTGTTCACCAGTGAACATGGCGCTGTAAGCTACGTTCTGACCGGCAGCTGCAATCTGGGACCGTACATAGCAGAAGAGGACTGGCCGGTAAATCCAGCCAATGGGAAGGGCACTGTCGTAGCGGACGTGTCTGTTACAGATGATAGAGCCGCACGGGTTGCCTCCGGAAAGAACGAGGGGTGGAAGATCTATCCCAGAGCCGGGGTGATCTTCGCCGATGACGGGGACAACCTGAGTAAATAGCCGTGCACGGCCTGTGGCATAGGGCCCAGGGACGGGAGAGAGTGAGGGTGACAGAAAAACGTGCGCTGTCACCCTCACGACCTACCGAGCGGAGACGGCACCGGCTATGGGACCGGCCGCCGAAGCTCATAACCGGCTACATGAGGAGGCGATACGCTGTGAAGAGGGGCGAGGAGATGGGCAGGGCTCGTGGCATGACTTGTGCAAACGGGCACGACCTGACCGTAAAGAATGGCATCGTGAGGTGCCCAACATGCAACAAAGAGGTGAAGAAATGACCCGTATACTACTGATAATCGTTGCAGTTCTTGCATTGTGCGCAACACCTGCGTTCGCTGACAAGGACATCACATTCGCGTGGGATCCGAACAGCGAGCCCGACCTGGACGGCTACAGGCTATACATGACCGATACTGTGGGTCAGTATACCTATGGCCCGGATGCTGCCATTGCGACAACCGATCAGACCACTGTCACTGTCAGAGTGCCCGATGGCTCCTGGTATTTCGTGGTGACAGCGTTCGACACGTCAGAGCGGGAGAGTGGGCCCTCAAACGAGGTCACGAGCGATGGACCGAGTGCGCCTGGTGTGCTCAAGATCACCGCACAGGTTCATGTTCAGGTGTCTGTCGAGGTGCCACAGTGAAGGTACCGGCGGCTCCTGTCATAGTCAAGGTCAAGGTGATAAAGCCGGGTTAGCTCAGCTGGATAGAGCGGGACACTTGTAATGTCAAGGTCGGGGGTTCGAATCCCTCTCCCGGCTCCAGCCTATAACTTTCCAGAAGGAGGGACAACCATGAAGAGGCCACCTATAGATGAGATCCGGGAGAAGCTAACAGGGGTTCCGCCGGACAGGAAGGTTCTTGTCGGGACAATGCGGAACCTCATGAACTATATCGAGCACCTGGAAGGCAGCCGTCCAGACGGGACACTATACGAGATGAAGGTGCGCCTGGTAGATGACGGGTCCGGCAAGTTGCAGGTGAACATATTTGACACCCCAAAGAGGTTCGGGGTGGCCATGGAGATGCTTCTGCAGGCCATCAGGATTCTTGCAGAGACGAATATCCAGTTTGCGAAGCAGAACAGGCTGAACCGTGACAACGAGGTCATTGACAGTGGCGGACTTGGCCCACGTACAGCGCTGGACTTTTTGGCACAACTGAAACCAGGAGGGCAGGCATAATGAGGGATCAGCATGGTGACGAGGCTAAGGATATGCCCGTTGCTATCACTCCTTGGAGGGAACCTAAGGCCACCAAAGTCCAAACCAGAGGGTGCCGAGAAAGATCGCGTTCTCAGTTACGCCAAGTGCAGGAAGCGGGATTGTGAGTGGTATGTAGCGAGCGAGGGTATGTGCGCTATCAGAGCCTGGGCGAAGAAGGGTGTACCGGCCGAGCTGATTGACGTGTTGATGCTCATCGCCGAGGCCCTGAGCAAGGGAGGCAAGCCAAAGCCTAAGCCAAAGAAGGCGGGCAAGAAGAAATAGATTGCCGATTAAGGCGACAATGTGGCGATAATTTGGCGATTATTGCCTGTTAGGAGAGACCCATGAAGAGGTTCACGATCGTAAAGGACGGGGACGGCAAGCGCAAAAAGAAGGGGCGGAACAAGAAGAAAAAGGAAGTCGAGCCCATCGCTGAGATCCACATCCGGGCGTTTCCTCACGGCACAGAGCCCCAGGTGAAGGTCAGTGGTTCGTTCATGCCGTTCGAGATGCAGATAGAGATCATGCAGCTCGCCACCCTGGAAGTGGCAAAGGTGTACATGCTGAAGGCCCTGGCTGGCCAGCTCGACCAGTACGGCAGGCTCCTGGGGGTCAACGGCCAGCTCATACAGGACAGCAACGAAGAGGTCATGAACCAGATCATGGAGGCCGCAGAGGCTGAAGGAGCGGAGGGGGAGGCCAATGAGACAGAGGGAGAAGGACCTGATAGAGACGGCGATCAAGAAGATCCATCATGAGGATGATTACCACGGCGGGATGCGCATCCTGGCGAGCCTGTTGGGGGTGGACCTACCTGACCCAAAGGATGATATCCGGCAGATCGATATAGCGGATATGGTCTATGTAGAGAGGGTGGAACGGTGGCTGTCTGACTACCATTCTGGCGTGTGTGGAGGTCACATGAACCTGCGGCAAACCATGAAGGAGATGCCATGAAGAAGGCAGACGACAGCAAGTTCAGGAAGCCGGTCACCAGGCATCTCAACGAAGACGGCAGCACGCGTCTCTTCTTCGACGGGGCAAACGACTGGGCAGACTACTACATGCGCGGTGCCATATGCTGGCCAGCTCTCGGCTCCAACGGGTTCATCATCATGGCTGGCCAGGAGATCCGCAGCAAGGAGATCACCGTCTTCTATGAGCGGGACTTTCTGACCATCCAGAACATACTCAATGAGGACCACACGATAGCGTTCAGAGGTATTGATGAGTTCTTCAATAACGCCTGGTCGAGGTTCTTCGCACGCAAGTACTTCTGGCATCAACCATGGGAGCTGTATAGATCCTTCAAGCTGCAGATAACACGCGCAAAGAACACCATCAACCCTCAGCCAGTTCTCGTGGAAGTGACATGGCCGGATGAGAATGATATCATTGGTCTTATTTGGAAGTGGGACCAACAGAAGAAGCTGTGGGTGGACAAAAATGGGCCCATCACACAGGCAATCGATCTTGCCAGCGAGAGTGACCGGCAGATTCCACCTGCCATTCATGCTCTACAGACACTGCTGGCGGGCATCGAGAAACATCCATGGCGACCGGGAAGGTCTTGAAAGGAGAACTGCTACATGAGAACCTTGCACCTTGAATGGACGCAGGCCGCGTCAGAGATAGGAGGCAAACCATGTTGAGAGAAATAGAAAGGCCCAAGTTCTATGAGGCAGACAGCATGGATGATGTTGTTGAAGAGATGAACAGCGGGTGGGATAAAACCCGTATCAACACGTCGATAGTGCTGTGCAAAAACAAGCTCTACTTTGTTCAGGGCAGGATGATCTATGACCTGCTCGGTTCGGCACAGTTCATCCCAGAGCCGGACGCGATCGACACGGAGGGGCTATGAAATCTCTCATCGACATATTGAGGCTCACAGCGAAGTATTCCTCCATCCACTTCATAGACGAATCGAGCATCTGGCCGAAGTTCGGGAGCTGCGATTCTGGCGGGATCATCCGCGTGCGCAAGGGGATGGGGAACCTGTTGACTCTCGGCATCATCTATCACGAGCTGGCACACAGGCAGGGACGCGGCGAGCTAGGTGCTCACCTGCTAACTCTCCTATACTGTCCGCTCGGGTACGCGGCATCCTTCCTGGCCAGCCTCAGGTGGTACCGGATCAGGTTCTACTACCTCTGGGTACGCCACGGGAAGATCAAGGCTGAGAACAAGATGAGGGCCGAACGCAATGGGTGATCACAAGACCACTGCCAAGGACTTTGCCACCTTCAAGAAGGAGGCCAAGTACTGGGTGAAGCGCTTTGGCCTGCTCGGGTGGGACATCCTGTATCAGCATGAAGATGTAGACGACGGCTCTGCAGCCTACCTGTTGTACCCGGCCGACCTGAGCGAGAGGCTCGTCACGATCGGTCTGTCCGAGACCCTGGGTGACCGTCAGTACGGACAGGAGTACATCAAGAAGCTGGCATTCCATGAGGTGTGCGAGCTTCTCCTGTGCCGGTTTGTACACATCGCCGCCGATAGGTACGCGCAGAAGAAGGACATCCTTGAAGAGTCGCATAACGTCATAATGACATTGGAGAACGCAGTTTGGTCCGAGAGGGGGAAGATTGGATAAAGACCTATCAGAGGATTGGCCAGAGAATGCGGACGGGGTTGTGAAATGCCCTTGCTGCAAGGAGAACATAGCTCCAACTGGAGACGCGCTGAAGTTCTGTCCGCAGTGCAGCTACCAGCTGGATTCGAGATCGTACGAGGAGATACGTGCCGAGGCCATCAAGAAGGATCCCGCATACCAGCTCGGCGTCCTCAGGAAGCAGGTGGAAGATGAGCGCATGCGGAACCGACGGCAGCTGCAGAAGTTCATCGGCGACACAGAAGAGGTCGTGAAGCAGAAGGTACGTGACTGGGTCATGGAAGAGATAGAGCAATGTGCCGAAAATGGTAGCTTTGTTGACGAAGTTATCGAAAGGGTGTACACTTTATTCTCCGAGCGTTTTGACGAGTGGGTGGAGTCGCGTAAACTGCGCAATCGGATCAAAGCCATATTCGGGAGGTTTACCAGTGGGGCATGACTACAACGATGAGCGGTCCCAGTCCATCATAAAGGAGCACGAGGGGTGCCGCCACAAGATCTACCTGGACAGCAAAGGGATTCCGACAGTCGGGTATGGGCATGCACTTCTGGAAGGAAGCTACATGCCTCCTCACGTTATCAACACCCTCTTCGAGATGGACTACGAAATAGCCGTCGCCGATTACAAAAGCCTCAAGTTCGACCTTGACCCGGTACGCAGGGCGGTCGTGATCAACATGCTGTTCAATCTCGGCCGTACGAGGTTTCTGGGGTTCAAGAACACTATCAGGTATATCCGTTCAGGGCAGTATGTCAGGGCTGGCGATGAGATGCTCGATTCGAAGTGGGCCCGAGAGGATGTCAGCGAGGAGCGATCTGGGCAGCTGTCAAGGATGATGAAAACAGGCAACTGGAGTGGAGAATGGGAATCTTAGAAAGCATACCGATTGTGGGGAGGCTCATAGGGCTCGCAGACAAGGGGCTTGATCTTGCTGACCAGGCTGTCACAGATCAGGACAAGCTGGTTGAATTGAAGTCCACCCTTGTCGAGATCAAAACCGAGGCAGACCAGGTCCTCCATCTTGCGGAGCTGAATACGAAGACAGTTCCCTGGATAGACGGCCTTCACAAGATGGGCAGGCAGCTGCTCAACTTCTATACGATCACTATGGCAGTTGTCCTGTTGCTCATGAACGTAGAGCTTACACCGACGGTTGCCCTCATCCTGGGAGGCCCGAACGCGGTCTATCAGTTTGTCAAAGGGAAAGGTAAGTGACATGGCAATGGTAAATCTGAAGCGCCCGAAGCGCACCAAGAAGGAGCTGAAGGAAGAGGCGATGCAGGTCGAGACAGAGCAGGACCGGTACCCATGGGGAACAAGGCTCGACTTTCATGAGGATGAGATAGATAAAATTGGGACCCTGCAAGGCATGGAGGGCGGAGAAGAGATTGTCATTCGTGCCAAGGGGAAGGTGATACAGGTTTCGACAATCATGCGAGAAGGATCGAAGAAGCGAGAGCATGTCGAGATCCAGATCACCGACATCGGCATCGAGGATGCAAACAGTGCCGAGGAGGCATTCAAGGCGGAATCCAAATAGATCGGCAAAAATAAGCCGTGCGGCTTTGTTTGCGGATCTGACAAGGAGGCAATCATGTCCAGTGAAATCGAAAGGAAGCGGTTCATCGAAGAGATGGCCATGCCAGCAGTAGAGCAGACCATCCCCAGGATGGATAATGACATTGCGGATTTGAGGGCTGAGCTGGCGAAGCTGAGCGAAAGTGTCGGCAACCTGTCTGGCCAGATTACGGAAATTGCGACTCGCCTGAACCGTAATGAGGCTGAGCTGAGCGCCATGAAGAGCAAGGAACCGGCCAAGAAGTCGAAGCGCAGCAACTAATCGGCAGAGCAAAGGAGAGCCCCTGGAGGCCATATGTAGGGGACTGATATGCCACAGGAATCTGTAGGACTGGCGAACTATATCAAGGACGTTCTCTATGCTGATTGGTCGCAAGAGCGGAAGCGAACCCGCGAACCAAAGTGGCAAAGGAACATCGACGCGTTCAACGCTGTAAGCCGAGGCTTCTGGAAGCACAAAGAGGCCCAAGGGTGGCGGTCAAAGACCTTCATCCAGATCACCCGGATCAAGGTTGTGAGCGCGGTATCAATCATCATGGACATGCTGTTGCAAGGAGGTAGGATCCCGCTCAAGCTGCAGCTCAGCCCGATGGAGAAGGTGCGCCTGGAGGATATGGACCCGGATATGCGTGAGAGTATCGAGGATGCCATGGATGATGCTGAGAAGCTCATGCACCAGCAACTCGCAGATACGAACGCAGATAAGCAGCTTATGTGGAACGTCCTGGCGGCCGCCATCTATGGCGAGACCTATGCCAAGTGGGGCATCGCCGACGTTACACGCCACGGGTACAAGCAGGTGAATTTGGCCCCTGCAGGCACACCAGACGCACAAGACTATCTCAGATACGAGCCCGACAAAGAGGTTATTGAGACACCAACGTGGATATACCGGAACGTGTGGGATATCTTCCGGGACCTTGAGACAAACGATCTGCAGGCGGGTATTGGGATCATCGATCGAGACTTCGTGTCAAGGTACGACCTATATCGGCGCATGGACGAACCACTCTGGATCAACGAGAGTCTGGAGAAGGCCATCAAGAAGGTCCCTATTCCTGGTGCCCCACGGTCCGAGGGTGACACCGGCAGCATGAAACCGGCGGACAGGGACATCGCCAAGAAGCGCAGGGGCCTAATGGAGCTTGAGTTCTGGGGACGCGCACCGGCTGACCTTGTAAACGCCTGGGCAGACGGCAAAGAGGAGCTTCTGACGCAGAACGACTATGAGCACAACGGCAACGAGATCGAAATCATGTTGGTCCTGTCCGGTGACGAGATCACTCGGTTTGATGAGATAGACGAGGATGAGCGCCCATTCTATCGCGCAGTGTGGGAAGAGAAGCTCGATCACAACGAGGGCAACGGCGTAGCCGACAACCTTGAGGATACCCAGATGGTCATGAACGGAGCTGTCCGAGGATTCGAGGATAACATCCGCCTGGCCGGTGACGTCATGGGCATCATGAAGGAGGGGGCCTTCAAGAACGACGATCGCACCTTCCGGCCTGGGTATGTCCTGGACACCACAGACGAAATCGAGAGTGTGTCTGACGCGTGGCAGCAGGTCATTGTAGAGCCTGTCGGCCAGATCTACCTAGAGGTCATCAATCTGTTTGAGCGGTTTGCAGATGAAGTGAGCCAGCTTCCCAAGATCCTGCAGGGCGAGGTGAGTACACAAGGTAAGCCGGAAACCGCATTTCAATCGAATCAGTTGCAGATCAACGCAGGCAAATACCTGGGTGGCGTGATCAAGAATATCGATGAGGGCATCATCGAGCCTATGGGTAACGCCTTCCAGAGGTACAATATGCTCATGCGTCAGGGCCCCGAGGGCAACTTCGTGGCCAAGGCGACCGGCTTCAGCAGCTTCCAGAACACGATGATGAGGCTCCAGAAGTTGATGCAGTACATCACCCTGGTTCTCTCCGATGATCGTCTCGCTGCAGAGGGTAAGCTGAGAGAGACCCTTGAGGAGATTGTCAAGGCGATGGACCTGAGCCCGGACCTGCATCTCAAGAGTGCCCAGGAGAAGCAGGAAGCTGCAGAGCAAGAGGCAGCTGCAGCTGCAGAGCAAGAGAACAAGGTAAAGGAGTTGGCCGCCGAGCAGGCAAGGATGGAAGAGGAGGCCAAGCAAGCCGATCACCAGAGAGAGCTGGACAAGCAAGAGAGGAAGTCGAGAGACGATATCATCATGGCCAGCATGAAAAACCGGAGGGCGGCATGAGCTTCGCAGAAAGCCACGAGAAAAACGACTGGCTCCAGCAGGGAGTAGAGGCAAGGGCATTGTCGCGTGAGAACAGAAGGACGTTCGATATGTTCCGCACACAGTATGGTGACATCTCCCCGAGAACCGCAGCTAGGCTACTTGAGCGCATCAAGCCACTGGCTGAGGGTGAGTGCCCTGAACCAGCGCTTCATGTTGGCATTCACGAGTATCAGGGATGTATTCGGTTTGCTCGTGACATAGACGAGAGGGACCCTGCAAGCGATCACGTTTTCCTTTCGTGCAGGGAGATGATCCGTGATGAAATAGAACAGATCATCCAGAACGTCGAATACAGGATTGTGAACCCAGGTCGGCCGAGCCCACACGACCCTCTTGGCCAGGCCGGTCAGATATTCTGGAGGATAACAAAGTCCGGAGGGGAGCAGGTCAAGATGGACGGGGGCCCACTGGCCTATGTCAAGCCGAAGAAGCGCGCAAGGTATTACGACCATGGACGCCTGGTAGAGGGCCCGGAGCTGGTATGAAGCTGGCGAAGTATACCCCAGACGGGAGGGATATAGTCAGGATAGCCGGTTCCCAACAGACGGCAGCCGGTAGAGCCATATTCAGCGCAGTCGAGCATAAGCGTGATGAGGTCAGAGCTAAGACGGAAAGGAACCCGAAATTGAGCGATGACATCAAGGAAGATATACGTTTTTTGCTCGGTATGGTATATATGTGTAATTGGATTCTCGACCTCCCACGAGAGGCACAACGTGTACAAGAG